TGAAGACACTGCTAAGTCCGATGACGCACCTGCGGAATCTGATAAGCAGTCTGATGTTCAAACTAGCAAACCAGAAGAAGACCAAAAGCTAGAAGAATACAGCAAAGGAGTACAAGGACGTATTTCTAAATTAACACGTAGAATGCGAGAAGCTGAACGTAGAGAAGCGGCAGCTGTAGATTATGCTCGTGCTGTAGAAACGAATAGACAAGCAATGGAATCTAAGTTCAAAAAAGTGGACAAAGATTACATTACTAAACTTGAAAGTAGCGTTAAAAGTGGATTAGAAGCAGCTGAAAAAGAATTAGCTGGTGCTATTGAAGCAGGTGACGCAAAAGCTCAAGTAGCGGCTAATAAAAGGATAGCACAGCTATCTTTTGATAATGCCAAATTAGCAGCCACAAAGGCAGGAAAAGAAGAAGAATCTGTAGCGGAACCTAGACTTTCGCATGGAGGTTATCTTCCTGAACAAACTCCTCAACGTTTGCCGGATCCTGACCCTAAAGCTGAAGATTGGGCTGGAAAAAACAGATGGTTTGGTAGTAACCGAGCTATGACGTTTACCGCTTTCGAAATTCATAAAGATTTAGTGGAACGAGAAGGTTTTGATCCTAAATCGAATGAATACTATGCGGAAATTGACAAAAGAATAAGAGTTGACTTTCCCCATAAATTTGATAAGAGTGAAACTAGAAAAACGTCCGAACCCGTTCAGACGGTTGCTTCTGCGACAAGAAGCGTTAAACCAGGACGCCAAACTGTAAGACTCACACCTTCACAGGTAGCAATTGCTAAAAAATTAGGTGTGCCACTCGAAGAATATGCAAAACAATTAAAACTCACGAAGGAGGTATAAGCATATGACAAAAGAAACAAAAACTACTTCTCGTGCGAACCAAACCAGGTCTAAAACTGAAAGACCCAAAGTGTGGGTTCCCCCATCATCTCTAGATGCTCCCAAGCCGCCTGCAGGATACAGGCACAGATGGATCAGAGCTGAAAGCGTCGGTTTCGATGATACTAAGAACGTCACGGGTAAATTAAGATCCGGATGGGAATTAGTGAGAGCTGACGAATATGAAGGCGAAGATTATCCCGTTGTTAAAGACGGAAAATATGCTGGGATTATAGGGGTAGGTGGCCTATTGCTGGCTAGGATATCGGAAGAGCTCGCGAAGCAACGTACTGAGTATTATAAGAAACAAACTGATGCTCGAGACGAAGCAGTGAAGCACGATCTCATGAAGGAACAGCACCCAAGTATGCCGATCAATGTTGATCGACAGACGAGCATAACGTTCGGTGGTACAAAGAAAAGTTAATTTTTTAACAATTCTCAAACCAACGAAATTTAATTAACCGTTTACAGGTAAAACTATAAACAAGGAGTAACAAACTATGGCAAATAGTAACACGCAAGGTTTTGGACTTATTGCGGCAGGAACGTTAGGATCAACTCCAGCGACTTCCGGTCAAGGTAAGTACTTTATCGATGCAGCTTACGCTACCACAATATATAGTGGTGGGGCCGTTGCTTCCTCAGCAGGGTATATTGTCGAAGGACAAGGTACTGACACACCTGTGCTGGGAGTACTAAATGGAATCTTCTATAATGCGGCTACAACTTTGAAGCCGACATGGTCGAACCATTATGTACAAGTAACACCTGCGAATTCAGAAGACATAACTGCTTTCGTATACGATAACCCACAACAATTATATGTAGTATCGACTGACGACACGGTCGCACAAGCCGGTTTTCTAGAAACGTATGACATGAATACCTCTGCTGGTAGTACAACTACTGGTAAGTCTTCAGCTACTCTAGATATCAACGACACAAGTGCGGACGCAGCCTCATGGAGATTATTAAGATCAGCAGAAGATCCTTCAAATCAGGATATTACTGCTGCTTATGCCTCCGTAATAGTTGTTCCAAACCTGATTGAACTACAATCATAATAGGAGTATATAGAACATGGCAATATCACGAGCACAGCTAGTTAAAGAACTAGAACCTGGTCTAAATGCACTATTTGGACTGGAATATAAGAGGTACGACCAAGAGCATAAAGAAATTTATGCAGAAGAATCATCTGACAGAGCTTTCGAAGAGGAAGTAATGTTAAGTGGTTTTGCAAACGCAGACGTAAAACCTGAAGGTCAAGGCATAAGCTACGACGAAGCTCAGGAAACTTTTACGGCACGTTACACTATGGAAACGATCGCTCTAGCATTTGCGATAACAGAAGAAGCTATGGAGGATAACCTCTATGACAGACTTTCTTCTCGTTATACAAAAGCTTTAGCACGTTCTATGGCTAATGCTAAACAAGTGAAAGCAGTAGTTCCATTAAACAATGGACTACCTGGCGTAGCTACTTTTAAAACAGGCGACGGCGTTTCTTTAATAAACGCTTCTCACCCGACAATAGCAGGTACGTTTAGCAATACATTATCAACAGCAGCGGATCTTAACGAAACATCTTTGGAGCAGTCTTTGATTGACATTGCTGCATTCACTGATGAACGTGGTCTTAAAATTGCGGCTAGAGGAATGAAGATGGTTCTTCACTCTAACCAACAATTTACTGCTGAAAGACTGATGAAGTCTCCAGGAAGAGTTGGTACGGCTGATAATGACATTAACGCAATCAAAAACATGGGGATGCTTCCTCAAGGATTCGTAGTTAATCACTACTTATCTGACACTGATGCGTTTTACATCATTACAGACGTTCCTAACGGAATGAAGTATTTCAACAGAGCACCATTGAAAACATCAATGGAAGGCGACTTTGATACTGGTAACGTTAGATACAAAGCTAGAGAAAGATACGTCTTCGGATGTTCTGACCCTAGAGGTATCTATGCATCACCAGGTGCGTAATACATCTAATAACTAACGAAATGAGGCCGCCTTAAAACGGCCTCATTTTTAATATAAACTTCCAAATTCATGAAAAAATTCAGAATTCAAATAAAATATTGTGGCTATTCTGCGGATTTTACAGTCACATGTGAAGATACTCCTCAAGGTATTGAAAACTCTATCCTTGACAAACTAGGAAAAAATGAGGTATTATTTGAAAAAAATGGATTTACTGCCAAAAACGGTAAATGGATAACCTATGAGGAGGTTATAAATGACCCAAGACCTGTACATTACGAAGAAGTCCTTGGAGTTAGAATGGGAACAAGAGCACCTGAAGGAAGGGAAGCATAATATCCGTATGATCGAAATTAATAAGAAAATACAGGATATTATAAAACAAATTGTTGCCAAAGAGTTTGAAGACGCAACTCGTCAAACTAAAATAAACGAGGCCAAGGCCGAAGTTTCGATAGCCACTTAAGCGCTATTAAAAATCAACTTTTTACCACAGGATCACTTGCGCCAAATTAAAATTTGGGGTATAAATCACTTACTATACAATTATTAATTAGATCTAGACGAGTATAGTCGACGGCCTAGAGACTAGATCTTATAAACTAGGAGGAATATAAAATGGCAAAAACTACGTTTTCGGGACCAGTCTATTCGAAGAATGGATTTATTAATACAGGTCCTGGCAATACAATAAGTTTAACTGCTGATACAACTTTAACAGTTGCTACTCATGCAGGAAGACTTTTACTTACAAACGACGCAGATGGTAAATTTACATTACCTACAATTAATGCTAGTTCAAATAGCGCTGTAGCCGGTGATACTGACTACAACAATTTGAATAACATTGGCGCAACTTTCCATTTCTATGTGGCAACAGCTGCAACTGATATGGACATCTTAACTGATGGAACTGATAAGTTCGTTGGAGCAATTTTGTTGGCTGTGGATGATGGTGCGAAAAAAGCTTTCATACCAGGAGGCTCGGACGACGTGATCACTATGGCGGGTAGCGTCACAGGTGGTCTTGTAGGAAGTGTTATTTCTATTACAGCAATTGCTGACGATGAGTATTTGGTACATGATTCTTTAGTACTGGCAACAGGAACTATAGAAACACCATTTGCTACTTCGTAATAAATAAATAATGTGAGCTCCTTCGGGAGCTCACGACTAAGGAGAAAATATGAGTACATATCCAGTAGATATAAAATCGACAAACCTCACGTCTACAGGTACTATTTTTGCAGGACCTTGTAGAATTCTTGGAGTCTATTATGACGCGACTGCAGGAGCTGGTACGATTGAAATTTTAGATAATGCGACAAGTCTGTGTACGTTGAACACACCAAATGGGTCAAGTTCACCGCATACCGAATATCTTCAATTTCCAGGTACAGGTTTGAGATGTTTAACCAGTGGAAAAGCAACTTTAACTACTATAAATAAAGTTACATTCTTTTACGGTTAGGGGAGGTAGTATATGGCTATTGCTACCACAAACACT